TTCCAGAGCCTTGATCTGAAGATAGGTCGCCTCGGTCAGGTAGCCCATCGACTGCGTGAGCTTCAAGGAAGCATGCAACGGGTCTTTCCCAAGTTCGGCTAAAGCCTTTGCAACCTCGGTAGCCGCGCCGCCTCCGGCCAGCTCAAACTCTGCCGCCGCCTGGGCGTACTTGAGAATTTGCGTCTCGCCCCGGATGCCGGCCTTGACGATCTCATCAATCGTCTCTGCAGCTTTGGACTGGCTGATACCGTAGTTCACCGCGTCGATGCCGGCGGCCATGCTCATCAGGTTGTCAGCGGTGACGCCGGACGTGCCACCGTTGAGGATCAAGGTCTTGTTGAACTCCTGAAGCTCTTTCGACCCCTGAAAAGCAGCCGTACCGATCACAGCAAGCGCACCTCCTGCCAGTGTCAGCGGGTTGATGAGGCCGACGACGTAGCCACCCAGAGCGCGCGCTGCACCGCCCACGCCACCGAACATGTCTTTCAACTGGCCGCCCTGCTGGAGCAGCACGGTCAACGGCGCCTGTCCACCCTGCAGGCTGGTGATGATGTCGGTGAACTGGGCCGGAACACCGCGCAGCGCGGCAGCGGTCTGCTTTGCTGAAACGCCCATGTTCCCGAGCGATTTCGTTGCGGCGTCCTGCTTCGCCTTGGCGGCGTCAAGCTGGATCAGGTAGGGGCGCAGGGCCTCCACGTTGGCCCCGCGCTGCTGGGCCAGGGCCTCGTAATACCTCGACGAGCCCTGCTCGCCGGCCTGCATCGCAGCCGTGGTGCGCTGGATGCTGTTGATGATCGACTTGGTGGCCTGCTCGATCTTCTTTGAGGACCCGTCACTGCCAGCCCCGATGCCGTCAAAAGCCTTGCCCGCTTCGGCGCCGGACTTCTTGACTGCATCGGCCATCTTGACCGCGCGCGACTCCACCTGAGCAAGGCCCGCATCAGCCTTCGATGCGTCTAGTGATACCTCGCCTTTGATCGTGATGTCGCTCATCTGTGCCCCATTGAAAAAGGCCCCGAAGGGCCTAGTCTTTTTCTGACATCGCGTTCAGTGCCGCCAACTCCATCGCCTGGATGTCGGACAGCATCAGTCGCCAGTCTTCCGCGTTGTCGGTGTACCGATCAATCAGCGGATAAACGCTGGCGTACACCAGCCCGATAGGGCCGTTGAACCCTGATTGCCATTGCGTACGAACGGCGCAGAACACATCGAAGACAGCCCAGTTTTCGGGCCACACCTCGACCTGTTCTGATTTCGCGCCCGCCGCAATGACTGCGGCAAGGAACGGGTTTGCCGGTTGCTGCTTGTCCCCGGTGTACAGGGCCTGGGCAGCCTCCCTCAGTTTCCCAATTTCCCCTCGGAGACAGCCTGTCGGTAGGTGTCAATGACAGCCATCGCCACGCCTGGGAGTTCATCGCACAACTGCTCGACGTTGGCACGCGAGAAGTCTTCAGCGATGTCCCAGCCTTCCGCGATCTTCATGATGTAGTCCGCATTCATCTCGGTGGTTTTCGCCAGCGCTTCGGCCAGAGAGAAGCGCACCTCTTCATCGGACTGACCGGCAGGCTTCACGCCGGCATCCTTGAACACCTCGTCAACGAAGACGCCGAACTCCTTTCGGGTGCGGTAGACGTAGGTGACGGTGATTTCACCGGCGCCGCCCTCGGGCATCTGAACGGTGACTTTTTTCTTGAACGACTTGGGGCGGTTGCCCAGAACGATTTTTGCCATGGTGGTGTTCCTTCGCGGGGAGTGAAAAGACATGCCCTTGCCCGATGTGGCCGCCCCCCGCGAAGGAAGCGAGCCACACCGGGTAGGTGCTCATGGGATCAGCTGCCGTAGCTGATCGGACGGCCCAACATGGCCATCACAACGTCAACCTGGTTGACCTGGTTGGACGATGCGCGGGGCACTTCGGAGCAGGCCATGTAGCCGTAGCCGTAGGTCGTGGAGCCGCCCATCACCTGCTTGAAAGCGGTCTTGGTCAGGGTGCGGCCAATCGACAGCATGGAAACCCACGTGGCATTGGCCGGGTCGTGCGCCAGCGTCAGCGTGATGGTCGAAGCGTTGAACCCGGTGGGGATGCGGATCGAGTTGCGACGGGCCAGCAGTTGCACATCGGTGAAGCGCGGATCGCCACCGCTGGCGCTGATCGTCATCACCTGGGGCATGGGCACCCACGCGCTGATCAGTTGGGCCGTGCCGGCGCCGGTGCCGACCGGGTAAAAGCTGGTGTTGCTGGTGTCGATGCCTTGCAGCGAGAAGCTGTTGGCATCAATCACGGTGACCTTGACGACCATGTCGTTCAGGTCTTCCCACCCGGACTGGAGCATGACCTCATTGCCCGTGGTGTAGCCGTGCGCAGTGGAGGTGCAAACCGCCGGGTTTGCGTTGGTGATGGCGGAAATGGTTTTGGTGGCAGCAAAAGTCACGGAGTACTGTTGCGAACCACCTTCGGGGAAGCTGAAGCTCATTTTGGGCCTTTCGTGTGGACGAAAAAAAACCCACGCGAGGTGGGCCAATGAAAAAGCCCGCACAGGGCGGGCTCAGGGGGTTGCCCTCGCGGGCGTTGCTTGCCGGCCGGTTGCCCGGTCAGCGTTGCGCGGTCATCTGGTTGACCAGATGGAGAATCGTTGGATGGACCCGTGAAGGTCGGTTTCTTCGTCGTACATGCCCATCGGCTCGGAGTCAGGGCGAACAACGGTGAAGGCGGGAGAAGAAATCAAGGCGTCTTCCACCTGGCGGATCAGGTTCAGCGCGTCAAGCCGGCGTGACGCCCACACGCTGATCTGCATGTAGGTGTTCCGGGCGCCGCAGTGGTCGCCGTCCAGCGCGCGCAGTGACTGACCGCCGATGCCTTGCCACACGATGAACGGGGCGGCGGTTTCGTCCGGCGCCACGTCCGGGAACGTGCGCGCGCAGATGGTTTTCAGCAGGCTATCGATCTGGGTTTCCATCGTTCACTCGCTGGATGTAGGTGGTTCGCATGGCTTCCAATGCGGCCTGCATGCCGTCTTTCATGGCCGGCCCGAGAAACGGTTTTTTGATCTCGACCATGAAGCCGTAGGGGGCCTCTTTGTGGTTCCACGCAATGTGATAGGTCGCCTTGGATTCGGTGCTGTTGTCTTTGCTGTAGACCTGATAGATCGAGTTGCGCAGCGTGCCAGGCTCAAACCAGTATTTGGTGCCGCTGGTCTTGAAGCTGGTGCCGTGGAACCAGTGACCTTTTTTGGACACGTTCACGTTGGCACGCGCGCGCTCGTAGACCACCTGGGCGCCGGCTTGTGCACCAGCCCGGGCCGCTGCGTTCAGCTCTTCGCGCTTTTCACCGATGGCGCGCTTGAACTGCGTCAAGTCGAAAGTGATGGAAGCGCCCATCAGGACCGGACCTCGCACTGCAAGTCCATGTACTGCCAGCCCGAATCACGCGGCGGAACGGCCAGGATTTCATAGACCGTCGAACCCTCGACAACGCGCATGCCGGCGGTCGGGTAGGACCGATAGCGCATGCGGATCGTGACTGGAACGGAGGAGGTCTTCACGTCGGCCTGTACCGCCTCGCGGCCGGCGCGCGGGATGACGCGCACCCACTCGTCTGCGATCTTGCCGAAGTTGTCCAGAGGCTGGCCGATGGCATCCACGCCCGCGCCGCGCTGGTGAATTTCGACGCGGCGGTTCAGCTTGCCCGGGTCCATCGTTGCCATGTCAGACCCCGATCACGCGGTACGAACCCAACAGGCCGTCCGCGAAGCCTTCCGGCAACTCGCCGATCCGGTTTTCATAGAGGTACGTGAGCGCGCACAGAATCCAGTGGCGCAGCGGCGCGGGCACGCTGGCGGCCGTGGCGCCGTAACCGGCGGTGAAGGCCACGCGCACGGTGTTGATGGCGCCGGATTGAACATCGGGCCATTCAACATCAGGCGCTGGCACCAGAAACCCGGGCTCGCTCTGCACGTCGAGCACGTAGTCGGCCTGGTCGATGGTCTGCAGGACGCCGGCCTCATCGAGGTACTGGAGACTTTGCACGGCGATCAGCGGCGGGCGGGCCAGTTCGATGGCATCGGGAAAGGCATCGAGCTTGAGCGACCATGGCGTGGTGATCAGCGTGCGCTCGGTGCGCTCTTCGCAGGTGGTGCGGGCCACGGTGATCAGGCTGGAGATGTAGGTGTCATTGGCGCCGCCATCGCCGGTCTCGCGCAGGTGCGTGAGGGCTTCTGCGAGGGTGATGGGCTCGGCCGATGGTGGGCCGGCGCGGCGGGGGAAGGCTTTCATGGGTAGTCTTCTTTCTGTCAAGGCACCACCACCGGGCGAGCGCTGTTCGGATAAGGGCCTTCCCAGCCTGATGGGGTGCGAAGAAGCCGCACGTCATAGGAGTATGGGACCTCCGCACCGGCGCCCATGTTGTACTTGTTGTTGTAGTGCTGCATGTGGCGGCCAGAGAACCAGACTTGCACGTCGGTTGTCTGGAAAAAGATGTTGTCTTCGATTGCGATCAACTCAAGGGCTTGGTCACCACTGGCGCCGACATCGTTTTCCGGGCAGCACTCGATCTCCTGAGCGCTTGGAGTGGTTCCACCTGACGCCCCGTAGACGTTGCCACCAAGCACGATCTTTCGGCACACCGGCTGGTACAGCGCCCCATTCCACACCCCGAGGGTGTCGTCAGCGGGCCATGCATCCATGGCGGACACGTTGTCTGCGCCTGTGATCTTGTTGAACGATGACGTCGCGACGCTGGCACGGAAGCGGTTGTGGCGGAAGTCTAGTCCTTCATACCAGCCCCTGAACACGTGCTGCCCGCTGTCGCCAGTAGTTTTGCGGAAGTCAACGTTCCGGGCTGTGAAGTTCTTCGCCGTGAAGATCAGCACGTAGTTGCTGCTGTTGGAGTTGATTTCTCCACAGTTCCACAGCGTCAGCCCGCGCGGGCGGCAGATGTTGTTCTTCGCCGTCTGGGTGGCGGCTTCGTTTTCCCAGTAATACTGGTCCGCGCTGGTCTCATAGGACCTGCATCGCCCGCCGACGATGGCGCAGTACAGCGACCCCACCGACGACTCGTTGACGCTGGCCGCGTCGATGCCGATCAGGCGGCACCCGCGCGTGCGGCTCTGTGCGACGTCGCTTGCGTTGACCGTGTGCCAGTTCACCGCGCCCACCAGCGGGTCAGCTCCGGCACCGGTCTTGCGGATCACGACGTTGTGCAGTCCGTTCAGATTGATCGCGCCCTTGGCTGTGTGGTCGGTGCCGGCGGCGAGGTTGTAAACCGTATTGCTCGCCCAGGTTGGCCACGATCCGCCGGTGTTGATGTCGGTCCCAGCGGCCATGGCCGGCACGGTGACGGTGAAGTCGGCGAAGCTTTGCCGCCCGGCTGAGTCGCGCAGCCAGTGGCGGAGGGTGAATGTGCCGGCTGTGGTGTAGACGTGACCGGCAACGCCCGCGCCGGTCACCACGTCCTTTGCAGCTCCGGAGAGCGACCACGTTCCGCCCAGCGCCTCGCCTGAGTCGAAGCGGTTGCCAAGGCTGGTCCATGCTTCTCCCTCGGTGTCGGCGTTGGTCTCTGTGGACCGGCTGGCCGTGGCGTCGAGCCACATCGGGGAACCCAGCGGGACCGTGATGGAAGCGCCCGCGTCTGGGGTGGCGGTGGCGGTCTGCTTGACCCCGGAGCCGTCCACATACTCCACGGTGACCGTGTGCGTGAGGCCTGCGACTCCACCGCCGCCAGTCGATAGGTCGATGGTGTACAGGCCGCCACCCAGAGCAATTCCGACTTCGCCGATCTTGAAGAAAGAGGCCGCCATCAGGAATCCCCGATCTCAGCCCAGCCGAAATCAGACCCGGATGACGCGCCCGTGGGGGCCACGCTGGCGGCATAGCTGCCTGTCGATGCGCGAACGCCTGCCCATCCGTGGTTGTATCCGCTGCCAGGGTTCAGCACCCACTCGTGCACGCCGTCCGCCGTTCCCGCCCCGGTCACGCCGCCACCGGTGAAATCGATGAAGCCAACAACCAGCGAATTTGCGGTGCCCGTGGTGTATGCGTGGTCCCGCGCGCCAGCAGCCGATCCGGTGGTTCCTGTGCCAGAGCCTAGAACAGCCGTTGTCAGGACGTTGGAGACTGAGAACACGGCAAATTCATGCAGGCCACCGCCTCCAAAGGTCAGTGTGATGGTCCCCGGAACCGACGCGAACGAGTTTGAAATCAGCAGCCGGCGAACAGACGGAGCAGCGAGCCACGATGCCGGGGTGCGGTCTGTGAACGTTCCGACATCAGCGCTTGAATACGCGGCGTCCCAGTAGCCGACAAGAACCAGATGATCGCCAGCAACCATCCCAGCGGGAGGCGTGATGGCGATGGTGCTGCCGAAGCTCGAAGGCCCGGCGTGCGACGAATCGCTGATGACTGGCGTGCTCCCGCCACCGCCACCACCCGAAGGCGTGACGCCAGCAAGGAACGGGACAGAGCGGAACCTCATACGCTCAGCGCTGACGTAGCGTCGGTAGCGCCGGCCGTGGTGCCGCTGCTGCGGATTGCAACCGTCAGCACCTTGCCTGATGCGAGGGAGGTTGGCAGCGCGGCCCCGTAGGCCAGCCATGCAGGCCATGCCAGCGTGCGAGTTCCACCGCCAGCATCAATGCGAAGCTCGAAGGCCAGCCCGGCGGCGTAGTTGCTGGCGGTGAAGGTGATGTTCCCGGTAGCCGTGATGGTTTGCAGCGTACCAACCAGAGCAGCAAAGTCGAGGTTCACCGTGCCCGTGGTGCCAAGTGCGGCGCCAACAGGGGTTGTCCGCATCACCGCGCCTGTGAACGTCTTCGCCGCATCGCTCGCAGCGGCGTCCAGCAGAATGCCCTTGTCGGCGTTGCTGAATGATGTCTTCGCCGTCGTGATCTCGGTCGCCAGCGATGCATTCAGCTTTGCATCGAGCGCGGCCTGTGTCGGGATGACGTAGCCAGCCGTGAGGGTGATCGCCAGCGTGCCGGAACCAGTGACCGGAGTTCCGCCGGCAGTCAAGCCGGTGGGCGTAGACAGCCCCACACTGGTGACTGTTCCGCCGCCTGCAGGAGCGGCCCACGTGCCATCCGCGCGCAGGTAGTTCGTCGTACCTCCACCAGATGCAGGGGCGAGCCCCTTGAGACTTGTCGTGAATGTGTTGAGCAGCGCCGTTGCCTGCGTAGCGGTCAAGTCCTCAACCACGCCAGTCGAGGCGGTTACGCGGCCCTTGATCGTTGCAGTTGCGACGTTTGCAAGTTTTGCGTTTGTCACCGCGCTGTTGTCGATGGTCCACGTTGCGCCAGATGCTGAAACGGTAATGTCTCCCTTGTCTCCATCTGCCACTCCAGCAGAACCAGCGGCAGCAATGGTCAGAGTGCGAGTTGCGCCGGTGCTACCCGGCGTGATGGTGATGTTCGTTCCGGCCACCAGCTCCGCCTCGGTCTGTGCGCGGGAGGCAGAGTTGAAATCGCTGATGGTCGATGCTGTCTGCGTGCCTGTGTGGTTCGCCCTTGCAAGCAGGGTCGCATCGGAGCTGTTGGCCGTTGCGCCGCTGGCGACGTTCAGCAGCGTGCGGACTTGTGATGCGGTCAGGTCTTCCGGGTCCCCTGTTCCTGCCGTGGATCGCCCCTTGATCGTCGCCGTCGCAACATCGGCAAGCTTTGCGTTTGTCACAGTGTTGGCGTCAACAACCCAAACGCCACTGGTGATGGTGATGTCGCCTTTGTCGCCGTCCGCAATTCCGCCTCCGCCAGGGCCAGCGGCCTCCAACGCGGTCACGCGCACATTCAGAGCCTCGGGCGAATCCGGCTTGACCTGGGTGAAAAACCCGGTGGCAATCAACAGGTCGGCCTCTGCGTCCTCGCGCGCATCAGTCCAGCCCGAGTACCAGACGGATTGCTTCCCGGTGACAGACAGTTCATCCCAGTTCTTTTCAGCCCCGGTGTACTTGATGGTTTTCATGGTCTGTCCTTGGTATCAGGTCGCTTTCGGATGCGCCCAGTTGGCACATCGGGAAGCGGGCTTACTTGTCTTCGGGTGCGGCGGCGTGCGCCTTGTTTTCTGGGGCGGCCTTGCGGGCCTTCTTCGCCGGCTTGTCGTCGCCGTCAGCAGTTGCCCAGCCCTCAGACAGAGCGACTTCCACCATGTCGGCGTCGTCGGCGTCAACCTCGGTGCCTTCGGCGTATTCCTTGACGTGGATACCCTGGTGCGCCCAGAGAAACGTCTTGATGACCTTGATTTGCATGTCGTCTCCAGTGAAAAGGCCCGCCACCTTTTGAGTGACGGGCCTTTTTCTTAGGCTGCTGCGGTCTTGAGCAGCTTAATCGCTTGTGTGTTGCGGAGTTTTCCTCCAACCCGCTTCCGAACATAAAATTTCACGAACCCGGGGGTCGTGATTTCGTCGCGGGTGATGCGCATGCCAACGCGGTCAGCGATCAGGTAGCCCTCGCGGAAGTCACCGAATGCCAGAGAGAAGCTGTTGGCAGCGACTGCGGGCATGTCTTCGGCTTCCACAAT